TCCAGGCGGAGCTCGACGAGCAGCGCGAGAACCTCTCAGCGCTCGACAAGGAACGCGACCTCAAGGCCGCGAGCATGATGGCGCAGACATTGGGAAAGGTGATGGAACTTGAGCGAAGGCAACGCCAGGCGCAGGACAAGCGCGCCAAGCAGCGCAAACTCGTCAACGATGCCCGGCGCCTCAAGCTTGCGCAGCGCATTGCGGCACTTGGCCAGGAACCGGACGACGGAACAGATCAAGGCGAAGCTGGGACGGCTCAACCCGAACGAACGGGATGATATCTATTTCGACTGGGAACCGTGGGCGCGCAACGATCAGCGGGCACCGAAATGCGCCTGGCGCACCTGGCTGATGCTGGGCGGGCGCGGCGCCGGCAAGACGCATGCGGGCGCCGCCTGGGTGAAGGCAAGGGCGCTCGGCGAGATCGAGGGCATTCCGCCGGCCGGGCGCATCGCGCTTGTCGCGCCGACATTCGACGAAGCGCGGCTGGTGATGATCGAGGGCGCCTCGGGACTGCTCGACATCCATGACGACGAGTGGCGGCCGAAATACGAAGCGACGAAGCGCACGCTGACCTGGCCCAACGGCGCCATCGCCACGGTGTTCTCGGCGGAGGATCCCGACGGATTGCGCGGGCCGCAATTCGATCTCGCATGGTGCGACGAACTGGCCAAATGGCGCTATCCGGAGGCGGCCTGGGACATGCTGCAATTCGCGCTCAGACTCGGCGAGGCGCCGCAAGCGGTGGTGACGACGACGCCGAGGCCGATCCCGGTGCTGAAGCGGATCATGGCGGATGCCGAAACGGCGGTGACGCGGGCGACGACCTTCGACAATCTGCATCTGGCACCCGGATTCCGGCGGGCGATGGAGCAGCGTTACGGCGGCTCGCGGCTGGGGCGGCAGGAGCTCAATGCCGAGATCATCGAGGACGATCCCGACGCGCAGTTCAAGCGCGACTGGATCGAGCGGTATCGCGTTTCGAAGGTGCCGGAATTGCGCCGCGTCGTCGTGGCGATCGATCCGCCGGCGGGCAAGGGGCCCCGCGCCAATGCCTGCGGCATTGTCTGCGCCGGGCTGGGGTTCGATGGGCGCGCCTATGTGATCGACGACCGCTCGATCAAAGGCGCCTCGCCGGCGCGCTGGGCGGCACGCGCGATCGCGCTCTATCGCACGCGGCGGGCGGACCGGATCGTGGCGGAAGTCAATCAGGGCGGCGCCATGGTCGAGGCGGTGCTGCGCGAGATCGATCCGACGGCCGCCTATCGCGCCGTGCATGCGACGCGCGGCAAGCGGGTGAGGGCCGAGCCGGTGGCGGCATTGTACGAGCAGGGCAGGGTGTCGCATGTCGGCGCATTCCCCGAGCTCGAGGACGAGATGTGCACGGCGCTGAGCGAGGACGGGACGAGCCCGGACCGGCTCGACGCGCTGGTCTGGGCGGTGTCGGAGCTGATGCTCAAGCGGGCAGCTGAGCCGAGGATCTGGGTGGGTTAGAAACGAATAGCGAATAGCGGCCGGCGAATGGGTGCCGTTTTTCACTACTCGTTATTCGCTCCTCTGAGGAGAAACCATGCTTGAGAAACTGAAGGCACTCTTTGCGCCCGAGCGCAAGCACTCGGCGACGGCACCGCTCATTGCCCTGCATGAGGCGGGGCGGGCGCGGTGGACGCCGCGCAACTACGCGGCGATGGCACGCGAAGGCTTTCAGGGGAACGCCATCGGCTATCGCTGCGTGCGGATGATCGCCGAGGCGGCGGCAACCGTGCCGTTTCTGCTGTTCGAGGGCAACCGCGAGCGCGACGAGCATCCGATGCTAGAGCTGCTCGGGCGGCCCAATCCGGCGATGACGGGGCGGGAACTGCTTGAATCCGTGTACGGATTTCTGCAGCTCTCGGGCAATGCCTATGTCGAGGCGGTGTCGGTCGAGGGCGCGGTGCGCGAGCTGCACGTGCTGCGGCCGGATCGAATGCGGGCGGTGGCCGGCGCCAATGGCTGGGCCGAGTCCTATGAATACGCCGTGAACGGACAATCGATCCGGTTGCCGCGCGAGGCGGTGCTGCATGCGCGGCTGTTCCATCCGCTCGACGACTACTACGGCCTCTCGCCGCTCGAAGCGGCGGGCCGCGCGATCGACACGCACAATTCGGCGAGCGCCTGGAACAAGGCGATGCTCGACAACGCGGCGCGGCCCTCCGGCGCCTTGGTGTTCAAGGGGGCGAGCGGTGATGGCCTGACCGATGAGCAGCATGAACGGCTCAAGCAGGAGCTGAAGGCCAACTATCAGGGGCCGATCAATGCCGGGCGCCCCCTGGTGCTCGAAGGCGGGCTCGACTGGAAGCCGATGTCCTATACGCCGAGGGACATGGAATTCAACGAGGCAAAGAACATGGCGGCGCGCGACGTGGCGCTGGCCTTCGGCGTGCCGCCGATGCTGCTCGGCATTCCGGGCGACAACACCTACTCGAACTATGCCGAGGCCAACCGGGTGTTCTGGCGGCAGACGGCGTTGCCGCTGGCGGCGCGGATGGCGGAGGCGCTTTCGGGCTGGCTGGCACCGATGTTCGGCGATGGCCTGCGGCTGGAGATCGATCCCGACCGGGTCGAGGCGCTGTCGCCGGAGCGCGAGGCGCTGTGGGCCAGGGTTGGCGCGGCGTCGTTCCTGACGGATGACGAGAAGCGGGCGGCGGTGGGGTATGGGGCTTTGAGCCCATCAGCCATTGAGCAGGGCAGTTCTTGACAATAGGTACATAATTTGACATATTGTCGCTATGGAACCCAACCCCGAATTCTCGGAAGTCTCCGCTCCGTTTGTTGCCGAAGACAGTGAAAGAGCCGATCTTTCGGCGCCGGCGATGCGGTTGTTCATGGCGCTGGCGGAGCGGTGGGGGCTGACTGTCGCTGAGCGGCAGACGCTACTCGGCGGCATCTCGCGGCAGACCTATCATAACTGGCAGCGCGGCCGTGGCGTGAAGCTGTCGCGCGATCAGCTGGAGCGGGTGTCGCTGCTGCTCGGCATTCACAAAGGACTGAAGCTGCTGTTCGCCGATGACGCGCAAGGGCTGCGCTGGCTCAAGAGCGCCAACCGCGATTTTGCCTTCGGCGGCATGGCGCCGCTCGAGCGGGCGCTCAAGGGCGGAATCGGCGATCTCTATGCGCTCAGGCGCTACATCGACGCCTGGCGCGGCATCAAGTGAATGGTCTCGTCCGTACACGGATTAAGAGACGGACGCACCGGCTGATCAACAGCCGCTATCCGACCGTCGGGGTGTTCGACGATCTGGCGCGCGATGCCGCGGACGCGAAGGCGGCGTTCGCGCTCGAGGCCCTGACGAACGATCGAATGACCATGGCGACCGAGCGTTTGTCGCGGCTGCCGGACGAGGAGATCGTAACGGGCCCCGGGGCGACGCTTGTCATGGCGGCGTTTCTGCATGCCGACGATCGCGGCGGGCGATTCACAGATGCGCGGCTCGGCGGGTGGTATGCGGCACTCGAAATCGAGACGGCGATCGCCGAGACGCTCTATCATCATCGCCGCCGGCTGAGCCTGTCGGATGGCGGGTTTCCGGCACGGATGGAAATCCGCGAGCTGATCGTTTCGGCGGACAACGAACTGGTCGATCTGCGCGGGCTCATGGCGAAGCGGCCGGAGCTTTACGATCCAGGCGACTATGCGATGTCGCAGGCGTTTGGGGCGAGGCTGCGGTGGTCTGAGGACAGACACAAGGAATGCGGGATCGTCTTCGACGCCGTGCGGCGCGCCGGCGGGACGAATGTCTGCCTGCTGTGGCCGTCCTGCGTGGCGCTGCCGGTGGTGCAGGGGGATCACTTTGCCTATCACTGGGATGCGAAGGGCGAGGCGACAGTCGCGCGGCTTTCAAAAATTATTTCCTGAAAAAGGAAATAAGGCTTGACAGCGTACGGTCGTTAGGGTAGAAAGAGGCATGCTCGGGAAGTGGGCGCCGAGTTCGCTCAACTAGGGCCGCCCCACCTTCCCATGCCTCGCGGGGCGTTCGGCTTCGCCTCACCCTCTGCCCTGGCCGGGAGAGGGCAATTTATCTGTATACGGACCAATCAGATGACAGCGCGCGCTCTTGCCAAGGGGTCGCGGCCGGTGGCGGTCGTGCCGAAGAGAGGGGTGTTCACCGGATACGCCAGTCATTTCAACCTGGTCGACAGCCAGGGCGACGTGGTGATGCCGGGGGCGTTTCGCGACAGCCTCAGGACACGCGGTGCCGAAGGCGTTCGGATGCTGTTTCAGCACGATCCGAAGGAAGTGATCGGAAGCTGGGTCGAGATCGCCGAGGATGAGAAGGGGCTGAGAGTCAGGGGGCGGCTCAATCTCGATGTGCAGCGGGGGCGTGAATTGGCGGCGCTGCTCGATCAACGGGCGCTCGATGGGCTCTCCATCGGCTTTCGCACCGTATTTTCCAATCGCGACAAGGCGAGCGGGGTCAGGCGGCTTTATCGCATCGATCTTTGGGAAGTGTCGCTCGTGACCTTTCCGATGCTCGCCAATGCGCGGATCGACCGGCTGAAGGCGGAGGCCGACAAATTGTTCAAACTCGAATCCATCAAACAGGGAGTTCTCAATCCATGGACATGACGACGGGACTTGAAACCAAGGTGGCCCATGGCGATGCCGTCGCGGGGCTGATGGAGGCGTTTCACGCCTTCAAGGAAGCCAACGACGAGCGGCTCGCCACGCTCGAGAAGCGTTCTGGCGCCGACGCGCTCATCGAGGCAAAGGTCGAGCGCATCGGCAAGGCGATCGACGCGCAAAAGGCCAGGCTCGACGAACTGACGCTGAAAGCGCGCCGGCCGGCGATCGGCGGCGAAGACAGGGCCGAGAGCTCGCGCGAGCATCGCACAGCATTCGAGGCTTACGTGCGCAAGGGCGAGACCCAGGGGCTCTACGACTTCGAGCGCAAGAGCATGTCGGTCGGTTCCAATCCCGATGGCGGATACCTCGTGCCGCCGGAGACGGAGACCGAGATCGGGCGGCGGCTTTCGGCGCTCTCGCCGATCCGCGCCATTGCCGATGTGCGCCAGGTTTCCTCGATGACCTACAAGAAGCCGTTCGTGCTGACCGGCGTCACGACCGGCTGGGTGGGTGAGACGGCGGCGCGTCCGGAGACGGCTTCGCCGACCTTGACCGAGCTGCAGTTCCCGGCGATGGAACTCTATGCCATGCCGGCGGCGACGCAGGCGCTGCTCGACGACGCGGCGGTCGATCTCGACCGCTGGATCGCCGATGAGGTGCAGGTGGCCTTCGCCGAGCAGGAGGGTACGGCCTTCGTCACCGGCAACGGCAGCAACCGACCGAAAGGCTTCACCGATTATGCCAAGGTCGCGGATGCATCGTGGACCTGGGGCAGTATCGGCTACATCGCGACGGGTGTTGCCGGTGGGTTTCCGGCGAGCAATCCGTCGGACAAACTTCTCGATGTCATCTACGCGCTGAAGAGCGGCTATCGGCAGAACGCGACCTGGGTCATGAACCGCAAGACGCAAGCCGCGATCCGCAAGTTCAAAGATGCCGACGGCAACTATCTCTGGCAG